GCGTAGGTAGCCGATGGCGAAAAGGTGAATTGCGGATTCGTTTCGGCGTTGGACGCGGCCAGCACGCTTTGCTGATAACAGCCGAGGAAAATGCCGCCGCTATTGCCCCCCTTGATCAAAGCCCAGCCCGCCGGTGGCGTTACGGTGGTAACGGTTTTCACCGCCAGCCAGACAAGCAGGTAGTCGCCCGCCTGATGTGGCGCGAGCGTGATAGTTGGCGAGGCAACCGCCGTCGAAGATGACGTAACGGTCGGCGTGCTGCTCCGTGGCGTAGGCGCGGTCATATCGCCATCCTCCGGAACACGGCCATCGCGGCGGCATCGGACAGGTTGTCGAGCCAGACATTGAGGTCGAGCTGCGCGTCCTCGTCGAGCTTCATCATGGCGCGCAGCAAGCGCGCACGAAGCGTTCCCAGCCGATCGATGGCCTCGCTGCCCCACTCCTGCACCAGGGCCGAGCCCCAGGGCGTGGATGCGAAAGTCTCCAGATCCTTGTTGACGATCGGCGCACGCGGAGGTGCCTTGGAGGCCAGCTCGAAGACGGCAGCTTGCGCGACATCCTCAGGAAGTCCCTCGAACGACCTTTCAAGCGATGCCATCTCATGCGCCGGCAAGCGCGTCAGCACGTCGGCCGCAGTGCGCATGGCCGCCATGTACGAGTCATAGCCTTGGGTCGTGCCGTTCTCCGCCTGATATTGAGAACGAGAGGCGATCGGCATTGGCGCGGCATGCGAGAAGTTCTGGCGCGGCCCCGATTGCGGCAGGATGCTGCTATGCGCGTCCCGCTTGCGGACCAGCGCCCGATACCGCTCCTGCTTGCCGTTGTCGCGGATATAGGCGGACGTGCCCATCTGCTTTTCGATGACGGCGATCTCAGCCGCGACGGCGCCCGGATCCTCGGGGATGGCGACGATATCGTTCATACGACCGGCCTCGGCTGCTTGGCGCGCCACTGGGCAATCGCGGTGGCCTCAAGGCCGTGCCCGCGCTCAAGGATGACCTGATCCTTCTGGCGGACGATGCACCAGCCAAGCTCGGGCTTCCATTCGCTGTGAATGCCCGGCGCAACCTCGGTCATGGTGGGAACGATGCCATGGCGGCCGTGCACCTTGCGCACCGTGACGACGGTGCCCGCATCGCCCAACGTCTTCTCGACGCAGCACTCCATCTCCCAGGACTCATCCGGCGCCAGGAGCGTGATCATGTCATGGCGTGCCAGCCGGCGGCCGACAGCAGCCCAGAACTCCGGATAGAGCGGGCTCTCCCTGTCGGAACCCTCAGGCGCACGGAAGAACCACCAGCGGCGGAATTGCTCGATCAGCCCGCCGGCATTGGCAGCGAGGCGACAGTTGCGGGATAGTGGTGCTTCAGTCTGTTTCTCGGCAACGGCAACAGCCATGTCATTTCCCTTCGATGAGAGGTTTGAGGATGCTTTCGACCTGAGCGGCGTGGGCCGACCAGTCGGGCTTGAGTGGTCGAGTGGGCCATTCGATCTCACCGAACGTCCGCCCGAGCGGGGCGAGGATCGCGGCCATCTGCCTGGAAACGGCGACCGCACATTCGCGCTTGTCGAGCAGCCACGCGGATGACACCCCGCCCAGGCTAACGGCCAGCGGTGACAGCTTCTCGCCATGGGCCTTCAGTTCGCCCAGATCAGCAGCCAGCGTCTCAGTGGTGGCCTTCACGCTATCGAGTGCGGCAAGGTAGGCCGTCAGGGTCTCGCGGGCTTCCCTGCGCGCCTGCCCGATCTCCTCGATGGAGCGGGCGGCTTCAGCCTCACGGTAACGGCGGGATTGCTCCGCCTCGGCAGCATCGAGCGCGTCCAGTGCCTCGCGGGCTGCGATCAGGGGCTTGGCGTCGAAAGCCTTGCCGTCCAGCACGGCGGCCCCCTGCTCGCGCTCCAACGCGACGATTTCGGCTGCCAACGCCGCGCGACGATCCTGCAATGTGCTCATCTGTGCCTTCCCATGATGACGCGGGGCGTATGCGTCCGCTCAAATGCTCGATCTTCCTGCCGCTGGGCGCGAAGCAGCTCCTGCTCCTCGGCCGTGGGCCATTGGCGGGTGGGCTGCGGCTCAGGGGGTTGCTGCCATTGCGGATCGCCGCTGTGCCAAGGCTGAGGCTTATTGATCGGGACGATCATCTCCGGCGTGAGGTCGAGCGGTTTCTCGGCAGGCGGGGCTTGCAGCTCCTCCAGCTTGGCGCCCACAGCGGTAGTGAAGGCGATGGCCTTGGCCGTCTCCCTGTCGTCGGCTATTTCCGCCGCGCTCTTGGCCGTCTCCGCCTGCTTGGCGTTGTCCATGAGGTAACGGATGCGGCGTACGGCCTCCAGGTCGGACATCATGGAGCTAGGCCCGTCTAACGGCGCACCATCTTTACCGGTGAGTTCAGTCGCCTGGACGGGGCGCCCATAAGCGCGGTCCAGATAAGCGGTGATCGCAGCCAGCCGCGTGCGCTCGTCGGTCGCTTCCAGCGCAAGCTTCTTGAGACCTGCCAGCATCTTCGGCCCATCCTTCAAGGCCAACTCCTTCACGTCGCGGCTGATCTTGTTTGGCGTGCCAGGCTGGCGACCAGAGCCGGGCGGCTTAGGGAGCCCCTTGGGACGGCCAGGACGACGCGCAATGCTGGCCATTTCGCCCTGGAAGTTAGCCCCATGTTTGCCGTCTTCATCCATGACAAATAAATATCACGGTTTTCCAAGCATTTCCATAAATATTCCTGCGATTACCAATCAGATGAACAGGCAGGAGATGCGCTGAAAGGCAGGGAATTGCGGTATCTAAACAACGCTGTCTCAGAAAATAATTCGGCACAGGGCTCACCTCTTGCCTCTCAGATAGACACCAGCAGCCGGATCGCTGTCGTCGTCAGGCGATGGTTTGAATGCAGGATTGCCATGCGGATAGGTGGTGGCTGTTTGCGCCACTGGAACACCTTCACCACCAGCAGCTGCTACACCACCCTCCCCTATAAGGGGGGAGGGAGTGGTGCGGCGCTTTGGCTGCTCCACTGCGACACTGTGCACCGCTACACTGGATTTGAGTGGTGCGGCACCATCAACGGCCCACTTTCCGACGATTAGATAGGGTCTATTCTGGCGGCTTTTCTCTTCCCGGCGTTCCTCGACAATCAGTGCGCCGTTGTCCGTCCATGTGGTGATCAACCTGATGATGCGGGCGCGGGCCGCTTTGTCCTTGTGGTCGATACCTAATACCTGCCCGACAGCCTCCCCTGCCCAAGGACTCGCCTGCCAGTTGGCGCGCCACTCACCTTCATCGATCAATTGTTGAATGCGATAAAGGTGAGCCGCCGTTACCCCATCGAATGCGTCGGGTGGCGACCACGGAACCACAACGCCGATGCTGTCGCCTCCGTCTATGGGGCCGCCGTTGCCAAGATCGACCGACGCCATGTGATACCAATCAGATTGATCGCTGGGCGGTTTCCGATTGTTCTTGTCGTCATAGGTGCGGAAATACCGCCGACGTCGTTCGCCTTCGATCCCCCAAGCCTTCGCTTCTTCATCCGACATGCGGTTGATCGTAAGCACGGACCGACAGGCATTTATCAGCGCCACTGCGCCGCGTGCCGACAGGGCTGTGACTTCAGCCGCTCCTACCTTCGACGTATGATGTGCAAGGCCGATCGCGGAGCCAGAGACCTTCGCGACACGCGCCCATTCCTTGGCGATAGCGTCGATCTCCATGTTGCTGCTCTCATCAGCGCCGTGGGAGGAGACGAATGGATCAACGTGGAGGTAATCGATTTTGTAATGGGACAACTCCGCTATCAGGTCATCAACCAGGGGGCGATTAATCACCAGCCCGTCCGATGTTCCCGACGTGGCAAGCTTCAGGATTTTACCGTCAAGCGCACTATCCACGAGGAGGCGGTCCCCGAAGTCATCCGGGCCGATCCTCCAATGCTTGCAAGCCGCCTGGATAATGCGGCCTAGCTCGTCGATGTCGTCCTCAAGATTCCAGAGCCAAACCCGCTTTGGACCGCCGGGAACGGATTTGCCTAGCAGATCGCGGCCGGTCGCCATCGCTAATGCCTCACCAACGCTCAGGATGGTCTTTCCTGCCCCGCCGGCAGCGATCAGCCCGCGAACATGGCCCCGAAGTATCTCCCGGCCGTAGATCCAGTCGCGAGGCGGTATCGACGCAGGGTCGCGCCAAGCGTAAGGGGTGGCCAAGCGTCGGCATGGCTTCCCCCCTTCGCCCCAGCCACTCTGCCACTCCAAGCGTCCCTCGCCATTCAGGACGCGCTCCATCTCCTCCATGTGCTCAGTCGCCATGGAGCGCCTCCACCTTGACAGTCAGGCGCATCAGATCGAGCATCACGGCGCGGGCCTCGGCGAGCTGATCGAGCCCGACATGGGCAAAGGCGAACGATCGACCGATGCCGGTCATCATCTGGAGCAGCGGCGCACTGGATTTGTCCCAGTCGCGGGCGAGCGCCGCTTGCGCGGTATCGCACCCCATAAGCAGACGTTCACGGATTTCGATTTCGGCAGGATCTCTGCATTCGGGCATCAACGCAGCAAGCCGATCGGCGCGGATGATGACAGGCGCGGTCATTCACGCCTCCACGCAGGCAATGTTGGTACCGAGGTGCTCGGATAGATCCCGTAGGAATGCATCTCGCGCTTCGCGATACGCAGGGAGGACCCGGCGGCCCTTTCGGCCGTGAGGCATCCTAGGCAACCACTCGACATGCATACCGCCGCCAGTGAATAGGAACCGGACGCTGAAGCCATCGCCGACCGGCGTGACTAGGCCGCGATAACTACCCATGCCTCGCCTCCCCCAGCCGCAGCTTAAGGATGGGGCGACCCGGTTGATGCTCCCCTGACTTTGCGGTATAAAAAGGCTGATCGCCGCCAAGCAGATCAGCGCCCGGACAATGTGCCGGGCGTTTTCGCGCGGAGGGTGATGTCATGCTGTACCCTCGAACTTCCGGACAGCCTCTAAATAATCGGCTTCGTCGCGCAGTGCTGCGATGAGAAAGCCCTCGGTCCAGAGAACCCCAAGGCCGTCCACAATATTTCGCAGCACGCTTCGCAAAAGCTTTGGGTCGGCGGTGCCGACAATGACATCCTCGGTCATGCCGCCACCCGCGCAGCTTTGCGGGCCTCAATATAGCCGTCCACCTCATCTTCATCCCACGCGACCGCGCGGCCGTTATTGGGATTGATAAGGATACGTTTCGGGAACAGGCCTTGCCGTTCCAGGTCACGAATTGCGCGTTCGCACATCCCAACCTTGGCTTCGACTTCGGGCTTGCGAATAAGTCTCATGGGAACCACCTCGTTGTTTCGGGTAGCTTCCAAATGTCACGCAACGCGGCTGTTAGAAAAAGGTGAAAACGAACGAACCCTGCTAAGACTTTTCCCCTGCCCGCAAACTGTGTTCGTCACCTAGAACAGATGCTATCTGCTGTAGACCGGAATCATCGGAATAGCCTTGCCATTCGTCTTTCTTTCCTCGCCTAGCTTCGTCGGCGATAGCCTCACCTATATTTTTAGGCGGCTTGGCGCCTTCGGGCAACTCGACCAATGCAATAATCGCCTCACAAAACCGCACAAATGGCCCATGTCGCCCTGCGTTCTCCCCATCAGAATAACTTGCTGATGGCGTGCCGCCACTGAGGTAATAAATCGTTGAAAGCCGCCGGATGAGCTTGGCAAATCCTGGCGCGCCTGGCCGTCCCATTCGTTTTGGAACGCGGGTCGCGAGATCGTCGCTCACCGTGCGACATACTGTTGAGAGTTGTTTAAGGCTGGCTGGTAGTTCACCGAAGGCCAAGGGGTCGTTTGCAAATGTTGTCAGGAGTGACCAAGTCGTATTGGGTTCTGCGACTACCGCCTTTGCAAGCAGCCCTTCTAAGATGGATGCCGCGGTGCTAATCTTGTCTATTTCACGCTTATGGACCCCCGGAAGCGGCCTACTTTTCTCAAAAAGTGCTTCTCGTTCGTATTCCCATAGCACCTGCCAAAGAAATTCCGCAGCTTTAACCGAGAGCTCAATCTTGCCTGCATCCGCGATTTTGCGGCACGCCCCAGTCCAATCATGGGGTGGCGTGTAATCCCGCAGTTGCCCGTGCAGATTTACGAGGTTAATTGGGTGGGCCACCTTAGTCGAAACCCGCCCCTTCATCTGGCCGTCCCCCGTCCTAGCTCGACCACATTATCTTGAGGGTCAATTATACGTTGAACCAGGCCAGCCAGCTTGTTCAACGCCTCGGCTTTCTCCTCATCGTAGGTGTGGCGATCGTAGACCCCCTCCACGCCTTGGATGGCATGCCCTAGCACGCGTTCGGAAATGTCGGGGCGCACACCCGCCCTAGCCATCAATGACTTGGCGGTACGCCTTAAATCGTGGATGACCCAAGGTTCGACAGGCACCCCGCCAACCTCCACCATCTTCGCATCGAAGCGCCGCTTCAACGGCGAGAAACCCATGAACGGCCCGCCTTTCCGACCAGGGAAAACATAGGGGTTCCCAGCAACCTCGGGCTGCGCGTGGACGATCGCCAGCGCCATATTCGATAGTCGCAGTTTGCCTGGATTGGTTTTCTCGCGAGGCTCCGTCGGGATTGTCCATGTTCCATCGTCGGCTATATCGCACCAGCGCATCGCCTCCACCTTGCCCTTGCGCTGTGCCGTGAGCAGGCAGAGTTGCAATAACGCACCGAACGGACCGCGCTGCTTGGCGACGCGCCAGAACAACCTGATTTCGTCATCGTTTAATATGCGCTTGCGCACCCGCTCGGAGGGCTTCGTCCGCCCCATGCCCCGGATGATGGGCGAGACATAACCCTCATCGCGGACCGCATACCAATTACAAAGCTTGGAGATGAGCGCCAGGACATGATGCGCCTGACCTGCGCCATTGTTGGCCTCGATCTTGTCGAGCAGCCGGGTCACGTCGCCGCGCCGGACATCAACGAACGGGGTATCTTGCCATTCAGGCCATAGGTGGACCTTGAAGATCCGCTCGATTTCATTGGCCGATCGCAACGGGCGCTCCTTGTTGCGCGCGTGCAGACGGATAAAATCCTCGGAGATTTCCTTAAACGTGCTCCTTTTTTTGGCGACCGCCGGCTTGGGGTAAGCATCTTCGCCCTTCCGTATGCGTCCGACGCCTTCCACTGCCAGGGCACGAACAACGCTCAGGGGTTTCTCGCCATAGTTGCAGACAACCGCCCACACCTGCTTACCATCCGGTCTGCGAGACACGATCGTCCATGACTTCGCGCCCTTTGGGGTAATGCGCAGGAAAAGTCCGCGGGTCTCCGGATCAGCGATCAGCCGCCGCTTCGTCGGATCAGGCTTTGCAGCGTCGGCCTCCTTTTCGAAGCCCTTTAACAGCGAAGTAGGAGCGGCCATGGCGTTGTCCTCTGGCTAACTTTGGGCTAACGATTGGCCTTCTCGTTAAGTTAGCCCGCCTCCCGTTAGTTCACATAGAATGGTCGCAACTCCGCCATTCGTCAACGGATATTATCTGATTTAACGGGAGCTATCCGACTATATGGTGCGACTGAAAATCGCAGTGTCGGTGGTTCGATTCCGCCCCTGGGCACCATTTTCCGTTATTTGTTAATAGCTTACTGACGCCTGACGTTGCGCCCAACTCCGTTCTTCGGCTGGGCTAACTTTTCGGCTAACTTAAAGAAAGCCCCGCCGGCGGAATCCAATGGCGCGAGGGTTGCCGCCGCGGCGCTCTCTTTGACGCGCATCAAATTCAGGCAAGCTCGGCGCTGCTAGGCTCGTTGCTCATAATATGGAGGATGACATGACCGCGAGCGCATCGCCGCGTGTTCTGGAGGCGCAGGAGCGTCTGACACATATTCGTCGGCTGATCGATTCCACGACCTGCGAGGCATTGCTCCCGGCGCTTGAACTGTACGCAATGGATCTGGAGCGCAGGTTGGGTGCAAAAACCCCGCCAGGGCGGGTCGGCGAGGTTCTGTCATAGCTCGTTACGCTGCCAGACCGTAGAACCACTGGTCTGTGGTTGCCGCCATGTTAACCCATCCTTGCCATATCGCGTCCATTCAGGGCGTTGGTCCAACGCCCAACCTCTCGCGCCGCCGATGCAAACCTCCTTCCCCCGAGATTGTATCGGCGGCGCAACCCGGCAGCTACGGCCGCCCGCTCACATACTGCCGGACAGCCGAGGCGTTCTCAGGCGGTCGGATCTCAGCGTTAAGTGATCGCACCTCGTCAAGGTGCTCAAGTGGCATCAGCACTCGCCATTGGCCGTCATGGCGCATCACGCAGCCGCCCAGCGCCTCCAAGCGGCGGACCCATGCGGAGGGATTGAAGGCGTTCATAGCTCCGGCTCCACGGTGCCGTTGGGCAAGGGCTTCGGCAGGGTGTAGCCGAGCAACTGCCGCTGACCGTTGAAGATGTTCGGTTTCAGCGTGAACACCGGGATGCACGGCACATCATGAGCCATCTGTTCGCGTTCAGAGCCATCATGCTCCGCGTCGGGATCGCTGATGGGACAGCCAGGGCCCCAGGCGCCCACAGTGTACGGGATCGCATCGAAGGCAGTGTTGATGCCGTCCTCGTCGCACTGGCCCGAGGGGTCATCCTCTTCGTCGTCCTCGTGAAGGCTGGCTTGTTCGAAGCCACCCCCTGTGAGCTTGCGACGCCTCCGCGTTTGCCATTCCGTCCACGCGATGTCCTTTTCATCCCCTCCAGGTTCGCAGTCCTCGCTATCCACGGGCGCCGTGAAGGGAGGATTGCCCATGCCGGGCCGCTCCGGCCATCCCACGTCCTGCTCGTCGCCGCTTAGTTCGATGTCCGGATCGCCATCTCGCTCATCAAGCACCGCAATGAGTTGTTCGACAATGACGGCCACCTCATCAGCAGGCAGCTCGGTCGCCTTGCGGAAGCTGCGCGGCCATTTGATGTCAGCCATGCGGGGCCTCCAGACTGACCCGGGACGTCAGCTCCTCTATCTCGCAAGCACGAGTCATCATTGCCTGAAGAAGGTCCGCAGCGACGGTGCTGAGCGACATCGCGCGGGCCAACGCATCCTCGTGTTCAGGATTTGCGGGCGAGACGTTGAGGCACTCGTCGATGGCCCAGTTGACCGCCTGGAGCTGGTATCCATGCATCTGAATGTCGATTGCAATCTTGTGGACGGAGGCAGCGTCTTCACGCGCGTCAGTATTGGCCGGGGCAGCGCCCGGCTGTAGGGGTTCAGTAGCCATGATCGTCTCCTAAGCAGACGGTTGAGGTCAGGGCCGGTTGGGAGGGTGGTAGCTCTCGTCCGGCCCGTCTGTTTGTAATACCAGTATTCTTGAGATGCAAGTCTGTTTGGTTTACAAGGCCATCATGGCAAGAAATCTAGACCAGCTTCTTCAGGTCCGCGCGGATCGTAAGTTCGTGGAGATCCTTGACGACTGGCGCCGCAAGCAGCCCGATCTCCCCTCGCGCGCTGAGGCCATCCGCCGGCTGGTGGAGCTGGGATTGAAGGTGAAGGACTAGCGCCGGCCCGTGTCGCCGTGCAAATCTTCCTGCGGGGGTGAGCCATGATAGGATGCGCTGCGACTGCCCGAATAGCGATCAGCTTGGCACCTTGATGAAGGCTGCTCCCATATGATTCTCCACGATCTTTGCAGCTCCAGACACGCTTAAGCTGTGCATATAGCAGTGGTGAACCGTGAGGGCGGCCTCCTGGAAATCTTGATCGTCTTCCAGGAGTTCTATCTTAAGTCCCATTTTTTTACAGTCATCGATATGAATATGGCGCGCATGAGACTTATTTTTATCGACATCGGATAGCTCGCGGACAATATGGTCGGCCCGGTTTTGGGCGTCTGGATCACCTAAAAGCATATTATCGAGCAGCCTGCTGTGAACAAACTTCTCGGCCATATCGACAGCTTGCTCACACTGACTGACGAACGTCGGCTGGTATTTGCCCAACACAAACTGCCAAAACTGCAACCGATGTGGATCGGCTTTAATTTCCGCCAACGCCCGTTCGATTTCCTTCTTAACGGCCGCCGCGGGAAGTCCGCCAAGCTGCGGATCGATCGGGCCGAGGTTTGATTGCTTCCCCATGACGATCGATTTGCACGCGCAGGCGATCATTGTTCCGGCCGACATAGCCAGGTGAGGAACAATGGCGCGCATATCATTGCCAAATACTCTTCGAAGGTAGTCTACTAGAGATTCAGCAGCCGCAAGGCCACCTCCTGGCGTATGAAGGATCAGGTCAAGACCTTTGGCTTTATCAAGCCCGTGGATCGCCATCATAAACGCGGCCTTGTCTTCGTCGTTGACATCGATGCCAACGGCGCCGGGATTGGTCAGCCATCCCGAATAGTACGCGATAATGTTGCGTCCGGTGTGCTTCTGTAGCCTCTTAAGATAGCGCCGCCGAACGGTGTCGACGGCGCTAACTGCTCCATTGCGTAGTTTGGCGTCCTGCGCTTGAATTTCAGATAGAACTTGCCCCCAGTTTGGCATTCTTTGCCTGCTCCCTACGGCTGATCGCTTCACCGACGCTATAGACGGTGCTAGTGCGCATCAACCCTCCGCCCGTCGACTGCGTTGTGTACGGCGTCGTCGGGGGCAGGCGCAAGTTCCCATCAGCAATCAGACGCGCGAACTCGTCGGCTACGGTCATAGCTGATCTCCTCGTATAAGACCCAGATCATCAACCAAGATGGGGTCCCATTGGTTCAGAATCTATTACCTCTGAATCGATTGGCGCCCTATTTGTCAAGGCTGGCGGTCTGGATCCCCCTTGAGTGCGGTTTAAAGCAGTGATGGGTTGCACGTACGAATCACTGACACGCTGCCCCAGCCCGGCGCCCGATTTCATCCGGATAGCTGTGGAAGGTGACCATCTCGATCCTCGCCCTCACCTGATCCCCTGCCGCTTCCTCATATCCGCAGCGAGATCCTTGGCTCGTTGTATGGCAGCTTCATATTCGACATCCGCCCCCACCTGCTGCCACGAGGGCAGAGGCGCCGATGGCAGCGACGGCATCGGCGCGCTCGACTTCATCGTGCCGTAGCGCCCCAGCATGGAGTCGGACGAGGCAGCGCCCAGAATCGAGCTGATGCCCTTGATCCAGCCGGCTCTCTTGACGTTCTTCGCCTCGGTCCTCCGTGCAGCCGCCTGAGCTTCATCGGAACGCGCCTGCTCCTCGCCATTGTAGAGCGCCGTCAATGCCCTGTACTCACCCTCGCCCGAGATGTTCGCCAAGAGATTGACCACGGTCGGGTCATCCGCCCCAGCCCCGGACGCAGCAGCCCTTGCAGCGCCCGTCGACACCAGCAACCCCGCCTGCCTGCGCTCCTCAATTGCCTGCCGCTGGGAGGTGGCGCGCTCATTCCCAGCCATCATGTCGAGCTGATCAGCTTGGGAGCGCAGATCCTTCGCCTGCGCATTGGCCCCCAGGATAGAGCCCCCAGCGGATAGCCCAGCCCCCGCAAGCATAATGAAAGGCGCGGCTTGTGCCATTAGCTTTCTCCCGCGGCGCGCGCGAACACCTCCGGCGCGATGTCCGGCCCCAGGGTGACCAGCATCGCCGCGGCATCTTCGCTACCGGACTCAGCCATGTCGTTCAGATTGACGATCGCCTCGACAGCGAAGTCATCGCATGTCGCCTCATTGCCCGCCGTGGCAGACCGCATGAGCAATGCAGCGGCGAGCTTCATACGGTCCTGCTTGAAACCGCGAACGGCAACGAGCCGCGCCCACCACTCGGCTTGCCGCGCGCGTTCCAGCGTAAGCGGGGCGATTTGGGGATCGACCAGGAAAACGTCCCGGATTTCCCTCTGCGAGTCGAGGTCGCCCGCGGCGGCAAGCAGCATCAATTCGTCGCTGACAGCGCCCAGAAGCAATTCATCACTCACGATGCCATCCTCCGGAAGACAGAGATCGCATATCAGACCCCCAAGAGCATGTTGGTAGGGGCGCGAGCGATCACCACAGGCGCCGGGTCCCACACCGCAAGAGTGTCGGCTACCCAATTGCCAGAGGTGTTCGTAAACGCGCCTGGATCTTCGGTTAGCGAGGCAAGCGCCTGCTTCCACGCCGTGCCGAGCGTGACATTGGTGCCAGTGCCGGTAGCAGTGAAGTTGCTATAGCCGCTCGGGCCTGCGCTGATACTGGCGCTCGTGTTGACTGCGGCGGCGGCAAACCAGAGATAGTCTTGCGTGCCTCCGAAGGAGGTGTTGGAGGGCGGATCGGCCGCGGCGCTTGTGCCGGCGGCGGCATTGACGCCAGCCCGGTTGATCGTCCCCGAATTCGGCATCGGGATGGAATAGGCGTGGGCTGCGTAGGTAGCCGATGGCGAAAAGGTGAATTGCGGATTCGTTTCGGCGTTGGACGCGGCCAGCACGCTTTGCTGATAACAGCCGAGGAAAATGCCGCCGCTATTGCCCCCCTTGATCAAA